GGCAAATATTAAAGAATTTTTAGCCCCATCATCCAAGATAAGGTTATCTGTCATCTCTAATACACCATTCGTACCATCTGAATATATCTCTAAATCTGTAGCTAATGCACCTATTTGGATTTTTTGATTATCAGTAGCAATTCTAACATTACCTGCCTGTACCCATATCCCCCAATTATTAGTTGCTCCCGCAGCAGAAAAGTAACCACCATAATTAGTGTTTGCTGTGCCTGACGCAAGGCCACGAATACCAGTATGCTCTGTAAGTCCACCACCTCCTGTGCCGAGATTCCCATTAGAATTAAAACTTCCCCCAAAAGAAGTATATCCATCTGGGGATGCGCCTATATTGAAAAAAGTTACATCAGCAAAGACTCCGTATGTTATACCAAAACTATCTACTTGTGATATATCTGAGGTGTCGTCTAATATAATACGCCACCCAATGCTATCCCTTGAAGCTCCATCTATATCCGTATTTAAAGTACCAGATATATTCATATCTAAATCAAAGCCAAAAACCTCAGCAGCCACATCGGTTGCTTCGGCAGTATTAGTAAATGTACTTTTGAAGAAAGTAGAACTGTTGTCTTCAGTAGCGTCCGTAAATGAAGCGGTAATTCCTTGTAGGGCCACAGGAGCAGTATTGATACCGTGATTTTCTGTAGTGGAATCCCCAAACTGACATTCTCCTAATAAATCTGATGTGCCTGTGGTGGTAAGATTGCCTCCATAAAAATCTATATTATTATCATCATTAAAAGAAACAGATGGTGTTGCAGAACCAGAATTAAAGAAGTTCAAATCTCCGTCAGCATCTATGCCAAGCATCCAACCTTCGGAGCCACTTGACTCCTCCATATAGATATTTTCACCAGTTCCATCACCCTTAACTTGGAGTCTACCATCAGAGTTATTACAAGCTCCTATATCTATATCGCCTGAGAAATTTCCATTAGCTGCATTGACATCACCTAAAGTAGTAATATTGCCTGATTGGAAATCAAAATTACGGGAACTATCTATAGTTAAACTGACTCCTGCACCCGACGCAGTATGAGATAAAAATACCGTATCGTTAAAAGTTCCGAAAAAAGCTGATGTATCATCATCATCTATTCGTATAAATGCGTCAGTATCAGTTGATATGAACTGAGCAACTTCATTAGTTGCCCCAGAATTTATTATTGCTTTGCCTGTGTTTAGTGTGCCTGTACTGGTAAGATTTCCTGCTTTAAAATCAAAATTAAAACTTGTATCGATCTCAAATTTTACTGCATTAGCCATGCCAATTTGGAACGGCTGATTTCCTGATGAACCCCATGTCTGCCAAAGACCCCATGCTCCACTACCCGCTACAGCGTCATCAAGGAAGAACTTAGCTCTTGTATCACGGTTAGCAGCCCCCTGAACTGTCAAGTTGAAACTTACACTTTCCCCATCTGCGTCAGAAGTGCAAGCTACTATCTTGTCGCTTTGGCCGCCAGGGTTTCCATTCATAACAAAAGTTTGAGCAGTATCTCCGGCCTGAATAATAGCATTTGCATTTGGTGTATTTTGGAATCCTGCATTGCCCCCAAGAAATGTATAACTTCCAGAGGCAAGAGTGAATGTCGTTAATGTATTGTTAGCCTCTAATGTAAAAAACGGAGTAGTCCCAATTTTAAGCTGTGCTGTATTAGAGTTAATGTGTATATTTTGTGTTGTGTCTATATCGGAAGGAGTCCAGCTAAAAAGAGTCGTTAGCCCATCTTCGGTCAACCATTGGTCGGCTTGTAATTGTGTGCCTGCAATAAGATTTGTACCAGTTACATTTCCTGTTGTAACATAATTTCCTGATTGAGCATTTATATCACCATTACCACTCATTCTGAAAAGCAGAGTAGAGTTGTTCCTAATGTCCAGTACCGTTTCAGCAGCAGCAAGAGCCTGAACTCCCGTGCCATCCTTTTTATCAGCTACAAAGTTAAAAGCAGGCTCGGTATCTCCTGGGTTAGCTACTCCATGTATACCCCTAAACCTCATTACACCAACACCAGAATCATTGTCAGTAATCGCTATAAACTGCATACCACCATCTGCGGCATCATTGGTTACTAGCCTTCCATGGTCCGAAGTCGCCATTACTGTTGTGATGCCGTGAGCTATATTATTATCCCGCCATGTAAGACGTAAATCATCTGTTCCATTATGAAATAGAATATTATCTTTAGCCGTTATTGTTCCACTTGACCCCGTTATTGAACCACCGATACTAAGGTCGCCTGTGGTAGTAATATCACTATCATTAAAATTAGCTGATCCCGAAACAGACCAATCAAGAATTACATCACCATCAGAGGCTTCAAGTTGTCTATCGCCCCAATCTACAGAATCAAAACTGCTTGCATCTTTTAATTTAAGACTATCCCAATCAAGTGTTGTTGTACCTGAAGCGTTTGCTAATGCATTACTGTTCCAACTTGTAACTGTTGTACCAGAACTGTTTATGAGTAATCTATTTTGCCAATCAACTGAATCAAAATTGCCTGAACTATCATGGAGTTTCCCATCAATCCATGAAACCTTAACTACACTGGAACCATCTAATAATTGTCCATTTACAAAATTCCCTGTTGTAACACCGCTTGTATTTTGTATTAACCTGCTACTACTGTCAAATACAAAAGCCCCTGAACCATTAGCGTCTATTAACTGCTGATTTTCGATGTCAAATATTTGCGTGGAGAATGAATCTACAAGTCCATTATCAAAGCGCCCTGTGCCTGTAGTAGTAAAATTTCCTGATCCTATATCCATTGAGCCGCCATCAGAAAGAGTTACATCGTCAAGCCATGATGTTAATTCATCATGTTCCGATTGCGTTAGATGTTGAAAATCCCCACTATCAAGGCTTCCTAAATCATTATGATCGTGGGCATCTGCTCCAACTATAGTATTATGTTGTTTCTTGGGCATTACACACCGTCTATTTGTCTATACAATATACGTATAGGTATCGTTACCATCCGGGTTAATATGTTTTTTAAATCGAAATCTTGAAAGATTGTAGGCTCGATCTGTAAGTCTATGGCATTACCGCCGAGAGTATTCGAAGATTGCAGGGCCCCGCGTATATCATTTTCTATATCAAGAACACCAATCGAGAATGTGCGTTTATCACCTACGATAGCAAATTCAGGATCAGCAGGAGAGGCCACAACACCCATAATATCTACATCAAGCCATATGTTTTTGACTTGGTTAAAATCCCTTTGCACTTCGTTATTGCCCCTGACTTCGGCCATAATACAAGGCATGCTGTCCGGCTCTATATTAAACCGCATACCTTTAAAAACATTATTTACGTATTCTGCTAATGTGGGATTATTTGTTAAGGTTGCTACCAGTTGATTGTATATTGTTGCAGCTATCATGTTTGCCCTCTCACTGCGCGCTCCATGCGATTAAGCAATGTCCTTATAATAAAACGCCTGTTTTGCCTATCCTGTAAAGCCGGCCTTAAAAACGGCCGTGCAGGTATAGCATCCCGTCCAAACTCATGCGTGCGCGCGTATATTACATTTGTGCCTATTTTGGCTACTACATTATCGCGCACTTTTTCTGCGCGTATTACTGATATGCTTGTAGCAAGCCTGCCTGTAACCCTACCTAAATGCTGTGGCCGCGGCCCGGATAACCTATTGCGCACGATCCATGTCTGCATGTTAAGTGCGCCAAGCGTTAAGGCATTAATTAACACCTGTGTTCGTGTAGCCGCTTTTAATTTACGCGACATGCGCTGCAGGCCGCGCACTTCCATTTCAAAGGACATTAAAACACATCCCGATTTAATCCGGCCATCATGCTATAATTCTTGTAGCTATCAAGCACTTGTGTCCAAAAGCTGTTATTCCGGAGCATATTCATTACACGGCTTTCCTGCGGGCCAACCACAGTATGCACTCCGGTAATGCCTTCACTAAAGGAAGCGGCCGACATTTCGATTATAACCTGCTTTAAATCAATTGGCACAGGATAGCTACCTGCTGCAAAGCCTGCAAAATATTTAAGGCGCACATTCCGGCTGCCTCGAGCAAACGATCCGAATCCGGAGTTAGTATCGAGTTTGATTTTACCTTCTTCCGGATAGATGATAAGGTTTTCACCATTCGTGGAAACAAGCGTGCCGGGATCAGTGAATACGCGATTGTTATCAATACGTATTTCGTCAATGCGCCATATGGGGAACACCGGTGTCCACATCACATTTGCGCCTATACCATCGAAGAAGCTGAAATCAGGATGCGTTTGGAATAGCTGCGCTTCAAACTTTCGTTTGCAATACTGCTCAATGTATCCTTCCACAGCATTGATCAGTGATGCGACTTTGGCATTGGGAGCGTTGTCCGAGTCTTTTAATCCCAACCAAGTCTTTACTTCGCCTGTGCCTACGAGTGCCATCTTTGCACCTCATCTTTTCTTCGCCCATCATTTTATTTTTATATTTAATCGCCATTAGAAAATTCTCCGCACCAATCATTATCGTCGACAACTGGTTGAGAATAACTGAATTTATCAGTAGATGCTATAGGATTTGGAATAAATATTATTGGAGCATTCCTACGGCATTTGCCTTTTCCATTTCCGTTATTATTGTTAACTCTCAAAAAATATCTACATTCTACACATTTTGACATGTTATACCTCTATTCTCTAAACATACACCCACCACATTGCATCATCACCTTGATGCACTCTTTCTTTTGTAAATACATCGTAAACAGCTTGGAGCACGCCCGGATGCGCATCTTTTTCTTCGCCGCTACCAAGATTATGTCCGCACAATATTCCACTCGGTAAAAGTAGATTTAAATAGTTAAATATATCCCGGCGGCATTGATCGTAAGAATGATCGCCATCTATAAAAACAAAATTGTATTCTCTTTTTAATATTTTAAAGGCTTCGTCAGATGTCGTATTCATAATGCGTAGCCGTGATAGATTGCCTTTGCATGTTTCAAATAAATCCGGCCAAACAGGAGAGGGGTCGATGGTTACTAAATAAAGATTTGGGAATTCTTTCAATAAGTAACCATCTACCGATCCCCTAAGACAACCTATTTCGATGCCTTTTATAGGTTTATCGCTAAACCTATTTTTAATTAGCTCTTTTAATATTCCCCTTCTATCCATAATATAAATGCGGGGCGGGGAAAAATCCCCGCCCAATGTTTATGCACCTTCCCATTGTGGTAATGTGAATTCAGCAGCGTTGGAAGAAAATATTTCTGCGCGCTGAATTAGATCACTATCATATGGCCTGCCGAGCAATACGCTTATAGCATAGTTAAACAGCGTGCCACTTGTGCCATCCAACTGTGCTATGGGTCGGATATAACGCTTTCTTGCAGCGCCATCATTGGCTAATCTCAACCTTTCATAGAAACAGGTTGAAGCCAAAAATGGGAATGTCAAAGCCGTGCCATATGAAGTCTGTACCTTCATACTTCCCATAATCGCACCATTGGTAATATCCGTCATGTCGCCGCCTGTACTGGCCGCAGCATCGCCTTCTTGGAATCTGAAGGTCAAACGCCCCTGTGCATCGGCTGTGCCACCTACAACCGCATATTGGCAAATAACCAATATATCAGCAAAGCCTTGAGTATCAACACTGTTACCAATCGCCGTAGCAGCATTATCAACCAAAGTGCCGATCAATAACGGTCTTAAATCCATAACATCTTTCAACTGCCTCATTGCATACCTCTCTTTTTTCTCCTATCCATATATAATGCTCCGGACGGCCGATAGGGTAACCGCCCGGGGCATGAACTACTATTAAATACTACTAACTACTAAAATAGTAATTAGGAGTTTACAATTACAACAGCGCTTGGAAGCGCAACGCCGAATGCAATACGTTCAATGACACGTAATGCAACCGCATCCTGCTCGGCCAGTTTCACATTACCAACTGTACCCTGATCAAGCAGTTTCATACGGAGAGTGCCGCGCTCACCCATGAGCAGGGCCTTCTTTAAATCGCCAAACAGGGCATACGTGGTAGCGTCTGTCCTGAATGCCGTATGAGTTACACCCGGAAGCACTTCGGCAGCTTCTAAGGGCCAACCGACTATGCTATTTGGCGCGTTCGGGAATATCGGCGCGCCGGCTGTGGTTATCAAGCTGTGTATATGCGCGATCATACTTCTGTGGAAATAGAATCGTGCATTGGGTTGTGCGCTTGTCTTTATTCTTGCTGTCATCTTGACCAGATCAGAATAAGATAGAGCTTCGAAACCGGTACCTGAATCATGCGGATACGTCGGGGCTCCTGTAGCGTTCACAACACCTACGAATGGGCTTCCTACACCTATTAACCCTTGAGTATCTTCTTCTTTGGCCAATTGCTCGGCTATAAGATCAGATAGATACGCTATGACATCAACATTGGCATCAGCCAATAGTTCGTTTGTCATAACTGGCAAAGTGGCCAACTTGTTAATGACCAATATGACCTGCCTGAAATCAGGGTTGGTGCCCGGTATCGCTCCGGCCTCACTTACCCAATGAGTAGATACATCCGTTCCCCCGGCTGCCGGGAAATTCATAACATCGAATCTCATGGGGATGTGTCTTGCATTTCTGCGAACAACACCGTAAATATCGGAAAGCCGCAATATCTCTGCAGCAAATTCTTCCGGTACTAAGAAGGCACCTTCTGCCCCGGTGCTTTCATTAAGATAACTGGCCTTCTGCTGCGAGCTGGCTATCTGATCTTTCTCCATAGTGCCTAATGCTTGCACATCCTTCTGTACGAGAGCATTGAGAAACTTGGTAGTTTTTTGCCATTTGGCAACGGGATCGGTTCTATTAAGGAGATCCAAATCCTTAATACCCGGAAGGGCCCAATACTTTCGATCCACCTTTGTTAGAGGTGAAATCTTATCCCTGACGATGCCCTCAATCAGCCCCTTGAAGTCCTTCATCTTCATGGTTTTTAATTCGGCATCTTCTTTGGCAGCCTTATCTAAAGCTGCTTGCATAGCGTTTGCACCTGAAACGTATGCATCGCGTTCGTCTTTTGGGAGTTTATTAAACTCCTCTTGTGTCAAATACTTCTTCTCCATGATTTTCTCCTCTGTTAAGATACCTTACCGGTTACCTGTCTAATGACTCCAGAGATCGAATCCTCTATCATTTTTGTGATCTGATCTCCTGTCATCTCTGACACAGTTTCGGGCGTGGCATCACGTTTTACGGTTAATAGATAAATTTTATATTTAAGATCGGCTATCTCGCCGTCCTTGATTTTCAGGTTGTTCTCATGGAGCTTTTTTAAATTTTCGATTTCTGATTCAAGTGTCATAATGTATTCAGCAATATCTTCATCTGATTTTTTTAAATCTTCTTTCTTTTCATTTTTCTTTTCGCCTTTTAGCACTTTTATAAGCACTTCGCTTTTTACTTCTTTTAACGCAAGAGCAAGCGCTTCTGGATTGGCCGGAACGGGCACAGCACTAAATTCAAGCAATTCCCATTTCGTGAATGTCCTGCGCGGAGCTTTATTGCCATCGCCATCTACCCATTCTTTCGGTAAAAAACCTACGCTAAAAGCTCTCATAAAGCCTTTGCTGAATAGCTGAAATACATCCTCGGCTAATTGTGTCTTGGCAAATTCTACTTTGGCAAGTATGCCATTGACACTTTTCTTGATCCATTGTGCCCGGCCTATTGGCGGTTGCCTATGATCATGTGCAAATAACACAACAGGATTCTTTTTAAAATTCTTTAAATCCGCACCTTTTGGATCAAGCACTTCACCCATTCTATCTGTTACGTCTGTTGAAACTAATGCAACAAGCGTGCGGCTATTTGCATCAACATCTTTTACTATACCTGAAAAACCTAAAATTTGCCTATCCATCATATCCCCCTTATTTTTCGACTATGGGCTGTACTGTGCATCTACAGTTTATTACTTCACCTGCAGGAGCATTGCCGCCCCTATCACCCGGATATTGTATTTTTACCCCGCTACCAAGCGTAAAATCCTCTGTTACGCCTACAATTTGGCCCTCTGTTGATATATGGCTATCCCTTACCCTCTCATCCCGGGCCGTAAGCCATATTTTCTTATCCACATTATTTTCTATATATGCTTGCAATTGGCCATCATTGGCCGAGCCTATAACCTCTGTCTGTGCTATGCGGCGCGATCTAAAGGCTTCTGAATGATCATATACGCGGCCTACGCGCTTGCTTATCTGATCAATGCTTTCACCTGCTTGCACGCCTGCGTTAATCTCTTTAGTGAGAAGTTTTACTGTAAATCCGTTGACTTTCTCGGCAAAGAAGCTGATGCGCTTATCTATGGCCCTTGTTATATTGGGCTGTATAAGAGAAAAATCAAGTGCCGCATCAAGCTCTCTGAATCCTATCTCAAGGCCGCTTCTATAAGCTGAATCTATATTCGGTCTTGATATTGTAGCCAAGCGCAGATTTTCCTCTTTAACATTGAAAATGATATTTGCCTCTACACCGGCTTTAACGCCTTTGGAGAATGAGCGCACACGGTTGATATTGTTCATTACAATCCTTCGTTCTGATTGAAAGAAACGCCGCATCTTATCGCCAAAAAATCTCTCCTGCGGGCCCATCACTTGAGCAAACACTTCCCATTTCTTGCGCGCCTGCGAAGCCTTTACTTCAATGCTTCGAGGTGCAGACGCAGGCTGTGTACCGGCAGGTGAGCCTCCGGCCGGCACAAGGTTGAATGGAATGAGCGGCGTTTGGGTTTCAGGGAGTTTATAAGGTTCTTCGCTATCCTTCTTTCGTTCATCATCAATAGCAGAATAACCACTTTTTATATGTTCGGTCTGTTGTTTAAGCCTGAATTCCTTATCCTTTGGTACTGGATTGTCAAACTTAACAACGAGTTTAGAATCGTACAATGGTATAAACTTTTCATTTAGCTTTTCTTCTAAAAGTATCAAGCGCGGCACAATGGTTTCGTTCTGATATGTGAAATCAGCAGCTTCCGCATTAGCCCGGTTAACATCTTCTACAAGCCCGAGCTTCGATGCCGGCACGCCAAAAGCAGCCAGTATGCCATCACGCACGGATCGTTGTGCATCAGGGAAATTAATATCGCCCAATCCTGATCCTATTTGCTGATATTTTAATCCTTTTTCCAATATGGCTATTTTGCCCGCATTCTTCGATCCACCATATTTTAACCGCCAAGCTGTCATTAAACGGTTGTACATTGGCTCTGTAAGAGCCTTCTCCGTTGAAAGTATACCTGATGGCCGTGCGTCGTTATTCATAAAGTTGATGCCGTATGTCTTTATATTTTTATTAAGATCGACATCCATTATCGCGCCGAACATAGGCGGCGTACCATAATGGGGATCATGCAAGGTAGGGAATTTAAACTGGATTACTTCATCTGCTGCAAAAGGTACCGGCTGCGCTTCACCCGGAACGCGCATAATATATCCGGCCACGAATTCTGTCTTTGAGGGTATCACTTGTACCCAATGTGAAGGCAAATACCATAGTTCCCGGGGAATGCCAAGATTATCTTTCACGAGCCACCAATAGGCATTGCCGGTTATCTCAAGGAATATCTGTGTAATGGCCAATATCTCAAAGCGGTTAAAGAAGGGATTTATGGTTTTCATTAAATCAAGGAAAGGATGATCTGTTATAGGCTTGAGTTCTGTTTGGCCATCGACCCCTTTAATTTCCTGAAAAAGTTTAAGCGGCACTTTGGCTACAGAGAAACCATTCTTATATGCAGCTACAAAAGACCAACTTTCAGCGCTATCAACAAGCCTGTTGAAATCAAATGGTGATGGCTTGCCCCATGTATTGTTGAATGATGTTACCAATGGTGATCGGATATTTACTGTATTGGCCCCGGTGCCTGTTTGCTTTTCGACTTGATGCAATTTAAGCAACAATTTAATATCGGCTATAAATCCCATTTATCACCTTATATTCGGCATCGCACCCCGGGCTGCATCTATAGCTAATGCGTTACTCCAAAACGCATCGCCGTGGCCTTCTGCCGTTTCCATGCTTTTTAAATCGTTATCAACGTTTAATATCTGACGTTTCTGACGTTCATCGGGTAGCAACATTATATTCCCTGATTTGATTTCTTTTTCGAACGTCGCGGCAATTTCGAATTTCCTTTTTTGTGTGAATGATACCCCTTCCATTTCAGGCGGGAGTTCGCCGCGCTCATTAAACCCTTCCAATTCGGCTCTTGTATCGTCATATTGAAAACCCTGAATTGTGTAATGTTTGGAAAGCATTTGGCATATCTCAAGCTGTCTTGTATAATCCCACCCATCCATCCAAATAGATGCAACTTGGATGAGCTTTCCTCGCCTACTCTCTGCGAATATAGATATGTGTGATGGATGCCGTTTCTTTCCAAGATCATAGCCACCATAACAATATTTATCAGTTTTGCATTTTCTTGCGTATCCATAATTTCTAAGCCTTGCCTTTATTACTGAATCCAATTCCTCAATCGTGAAATAGCCTTCTTCGCTGCGTACCGGCCGGCATTGGAACTCTTTATTAAATGAACGCTCGCGCATATCTTTGCGCTGTTGAACTAAGCGATCGTATGACCATACTTCGGGCCACAATACCTGTTTCTTTGTTTCATTTATTATAGCAGGATAACGTTTACAATTAAACGATGACATTTGCTCTAATCTATGAAACAAATCTTGCTGATCTTGCGGTGTGCCAAAGATATGCAAATCTTCCTTTGGCATAGGCATTATTTGATCTACAAAAACACGTTCTATTTTTACCAATTGAGAAATATCAAGCTTAACCTCCGGATCGCGCAAGATGTCGTCGCATATAATACCCCGGGGGTGGCGGCCACGCTTAAAACTATGTATACCTTCTGGCTCGCAGATAAATTCACAGCCATCCTTTTGATAACGCATTATCGTTTCTGCGCTTGTTGTGGATTTGTAATCTTTAAAATATTCAGGTATTTCTGTTAAATAACGCTTACCACGTTTTAAATGATGGCCCGCTAAATCGCCTGTATAACCTATGAGCAACCATTCATTAAACATTCTTTCCATCCGGTACATCTGCCAAGCCAAGAAACCGAGCGCAAGAGTAGTTTTTATGTGATACCGGGCTGATACGGTTGATGTTCTCCGATGTTTTTGTAATCTATATGCCCATTCCTCAAGGTGCTTGCCACCTTCAAATTCACCCTCAACTCGCCAAACGCCAAGCATAAAGATGCCGTAGAAGAAATGGATAAAACTATGCTTCGAAATATTTGCCAAGCCGGGAGAGGATTTTTTGCTGTTGGGTTTTGTCGTCGCCGTTGAGTTTTCCATTTCCGTTGGTTATCTTTACGCTTGCGACCGCTACCGGGCCGGTCTTAATTTTACCTTGTAGCTTTAACATAGTATCAAAAAATTTGTGGCGGGCGTTCCAATCAGGAACTTCTATAAAATCATTTGAATTTTCATTAATTTTATATTGACCATTTTCATTTTGAACATACACATCACATGATTGAAAACGTGTAGCTTTCAATGCTTCATGTATATATTCAGAAATGAATTTATCTGTAAAGCCGGCTTGTTCAAGAGCTTGCATAATACTCCCGTTCACTCCCTTTTCAATGCGACATGCTTTTGTGGCCGTATAATGACAATAGCCGGCAGCACGCGCAGCATTATACTGGCTCATACCCTTCAATCTATTCACTTTATATTTTTGTCTTTTTATTCTCATAATAAAAAAAAGAGAGCCATGCAGACTTATGCTGCATAACCCTCTTGGGCCTCGAGTTCTATTGACCTCTGCTTTTCAGAATTAACACTACAACTATATCATATGATCATTGCTTTGTCAAATTAGCTGCTTTCGGATTGCCCGAACGATAACATCCAACCATGACACGGATTTTAAGCGCTAACTATACCCTATATACATAAAGATCAATCAAACAGGTACACCCCGCTTGATAGAAGCAGCTAAAATGAGTATACACGATCATTGCGTTTTTGTAAAGGGGCACAAAGGCGGGCGTATCACCGGGTAGCCATCCCCCCGGGCGCTCCTTTTTAGGACAACGGGATAGGCCGTCTGCCGCCTTTGAGCTTATTCTATTATTTTTTCCATATACATGAAATCTGAATGATAAGGATTAAAAGCTCTTATAGTTTTTTCATTTGTCAATTCTATCTGCCATAAATCACCTTCTCCTGCAGGGATATGTAAAATTTTTGCAGCATGTTGTCCATGATTATCTACAAAATAAACCTGATCACCTTCTTTTATGTTTTTCTTCATAATCCACTATCCTCTCTGAATTTTGGCAGTTCCTTTTCAACAAAGTATACCCAACTACGTCCGGCTAAAATAATTACCTTAGTTTTATAATCATTCCGAATTTCTGACACACTAATAGTGATTTCACCAAAACCATGCTTAACGATTTCATCGCAGGCTTTGATTAGGCGCGCCTGATATTCGGTTAAATAATATGTGCCGGCTGTCATATTTTTTGATGTGTTAATTTTAAATGGGTTTTATATGCAGTGCCGCGTTTTTGTTTAAATTTAGATGCTTGCCGAATTGTAGGCTTTATGTCAGATTTTTCACAACAATGCACGAAATATCTATCATTCGAAAACTCTTTATTTGTAGCCATTAAAATCCTTCCCCAAAAAACTTTAAAATAATACGCATCCATTTATTAGGATGAGGCCGCAATTTATCCTTTTGAATAAGAACAAATTGTATTTCAGGCGGCGGCGTTAACCGGCGCACCATTATCGGCTTTTTTTCAGGCACCTTCTTAGTATCCATATCAAATCTTTCTTGGTTACTTTCTTTAATCCTGTTTGTATTTTTCCATATTCAAGAGCCTTTTCAGCTACTAAATTCAAATCGAATTTCGCTTTAGGATATTTAATATTAGGCACTTGAGATACGCCAAAATAAAATTTCATAACACCGGGTATGATAATACCGCATGCCGTTCCGTGATCTATGCCATATTCAATTGTCAATGGGTATGATAATGCGTGTATGATATTCGTGCCTGTCATTGATATTGCATGACCCGCTATGTTGCCTGCTGTTATAAGAAGTTTTATATCTTTTGTTCGCATATAATCAAGGAAGTATCCAAAGGCTGCCCGGGAATATACAATACTTTCTTCGCTTTTATTTTTTGACAAAAAACTTTCTTTTATATGCGCCAAACAATCAAATATAGTTGACTTCAAAACTTTTTTTGGAAGATTTATTTTCCACGGATATGATCTTAATAATGGCATTTTTGTTTCAATGCTCATTTTGGATTTATCCCAAACAGTAGCAAACGGTGTAGATGCAGCACCCGACGCGGTTGTAGGATAAACTATGCATGTATTTTTTCTTGCAATAATTTTAGCGGTATCAATTACACTACCGCCACCTATACCTACAACATTATCGTAATAGCCTTTACTTCTAAAAAGCATGTTTATCTTTGGCGCTTCTGTTACTTCAAGAAAATGTGCATTTTTATAATGATTCATCTTCGCGTATCTTTTCGCGAATCTTTTCGTGCTCTTACTATGCACTACGAGTAATTGCATTTTTAAACCTTTCTGTTATTTGTTTCGGTTTCAATGGTATGCGCGGCGCATCCCCTTTTTCCGCGCTTATTCTATATACAATAGTCTGTGGTGAGATCACGTCAAACATTGCCTTTCTTGATACTGTAGGTTGGCCGCCTGTTGTGGCATGGCATTTATTATCGAGTATGTAATGTTTTAAATTCGGAAGATCAAGGCTATCGTACAATACAAGAGTTCCTAAAGACATGAGCATTGATCCATCACCGCTTATCACGATAACCTTTAAATCCGGCCTGTTCATTGCTATGCCTATACCAAACCCTAATTCGCAACCCATCGAACCCATCATATAAAAATTGAGGGGCCGGTCGCAGACCTGATATACTTCCCGAGAGATCATGCCGCAAGAAGATATTACGGCACTATCTTTTGCGAATTCCATTATTCTTTGGATAGCTTCGATTCGTTTCATATTCCAAGTAATCCTATTAAACCATGGTCAATCTCACCCATAAATCTATGGTGTTCAGGTTGAAATCTATGATGAATAGCAAAATTAATTTTTATATCATATGGCTTGAGTAGGCTTGTAATAATATCTACGCAATGCCCAAGCCCTGAATTCTGCATAAATACAAAAGGTCTTTTACCGGTTATGGCGGCACCGGCTGCTATTGCGACAGCCTCATCTTCTCGAGTACAAGGCAATATGCTTTTATATTCGCATCCGCTATAGGGTATGCCTATTGCAAAATCATGCATTTTTAAATCCACCATATCCTAAATTTTTGTTACCCAACTCATCGGGTGTTAAGTTTTTCATATCATCAAGCGTGGCTGATAAATTCTGTTCTATATGTTTTGCGCAATCTGACATTTTTAAACTTTCAAGCGCTATACGTATTGCGCGTATCTTAACGCGTTCGGTTTGATTTGCCCAAATGATCATATCGTAACCCATATCTTCTAAAATCAAGTTAGTTGTTTGTGGGAATTTAGTCGGCACAATGACTAATGGTTTGCCTATTTTATTTTTTTGTCTTGCTATGGCAAATGCCTCTTTTTCATCTTTAGCCCTGGTGTGCACCAATATCATGTCTGCAACTTTAGCATAATTAACTGCACGCTGTATCGCTTCTGTCATACCGTAACCCCGGATCAATGCCTCTGTACGAGCAATAATCGTTAACCTATGGGGTATATCAATTTTTTCGATAAAATTTTTCATAGGCATTATTACATTCGGGCCGCCCCAAAGAGAATTTTCCTTATTCGGCAAATTGTCCTCAACGCATATACCGGCTACACCTATTTTTTCGAATTCTTTTACCGTGCGTTTAAAATTACCATAACCAGTATCCACGTCAACATACACAGGCAAGTCCACAGCATCGCAAATCGTTTTGGCGATGGCGACCATTTCAGTAAGAGTAATACTCCCGTTATCAGAAAGACCAAGACGAGCAGAAGCCTCAAACCCACTAATCCATATTCCGTCAAAACCGGCCTCCTTTATTAATTTTGCTGTGATTGCATCGCCCGCAGAAATAAGTATCAATTTTTTTTCCATTCCTCTCCGGATTCCATATCATCCTCTGCTTTTTTCAAAAAATTATGGTATCGTTATTAATGGATTATGCCAGTTAAGCACAATAATCAAGGCTATCGCTGTCGCTATACCATATGGCCTGCCACTGCACCACACGACTATTTGATTGTGCATAGGATGCACC